ACCAGTATTTTCACTTTGATTTCCATCTCCAATATCAGTGTTGTCAGTTGCATTAGCTGTGTATCTTAATGGACTAAAAAGTTGACTTGGTAATGTGTCTGAATTCGGTCCTATGGTTGGCTCTGGTAGGTTACTTGAACATAATGCTAAATAACCACTTGGCACAGTATAATAAAAATTACCAATGTTATTTGCATCAGTTTCATTTTGTGCAGTTAATTGTCCTGCAAAAGTACCATCTTGACCTGCATTTAAATAAATTTGTGATTTATTATTATTGTTACCACTTACAACAACTTCTACTGAAATAACATCATTGTTGGTAAATGTTCTAGCAATTCCACCAGTTCCACTTGAACCACTTTCGGGATTAACATTAGATGTTCCAGTTGAACCATCAGCAAAATCTAACCAGCGAATTTGTGAACCAGTACCACCAGTTCCATCTGTAGCACCCACATAAAGATACCCATTGTCTACATCTATTGCTAAAGCTGATACTGAGCCAGTATTACCAGAAGTGCTTATAGATACATTTGAACCTGATGTTGCTCCATCAACTTTTATTGCTACATATTCACCACCTATATAATGTTGATGTTGAAGTCCATCAAATCCCTCACCTGTAGTTACAACATAATTTGGTTGGGCTTTATTAGAAGCAGGTTGAATATTATTTCTATCTATTATACCAAATGAAGAAGCATTACCAGTTCCTGCTAAATTTTTAGAATAGAATTCAATGTACCATTTACCTGATTCTGGTATTTTAAAAGTACAAATTGAATGACCATAATTTCCACCAGAATATGTTGAAGCCTTTATGTGTAAACCACCCTCTAAAAGTTCAGCATTGTAATTCAAATCTGTACTGCTCATCGTACAAAAGTTATTTTCAGGACTATCAGTAAAATTTGAATCATAAGTATCTAGATTAACATCTTTAAAATGATTACTGTTTGCTGTATCAGCACCTATTGTAGAACTTGATGCAGTTGAACTTCCATCACCAGTTTCTTTAAACTCTAAATGAAAACCTTGTGTTCCATATGAGCCTGTGTATTTTTTAGCTATCCATATACCATTTTTAAATTCACCAAATGATGTTGGTGTTAATTGAGTTCCATCAACAAAATTTATATCTGCTAAGTAGCCATCTATATATTGAGTGTTTCCAGTATATTTTCCGATAGTATGTTCTTTTGCGTCATTTATTCTTGTTTGATAATCTGTTGGCATCCAATGATAATCTGTTCCAATAACTGTTTTTTCTTCGCCATTCACATATACTTTTACTTTATTAGTGTCTGTTGATTGTGTCGTATCAAATGCATAAACAATATGATACCAACTTGCAGTATCTCGTAAAAATACATTATATGCTTTTCCATAATCATTTGAACCATCATAATCATACCATCTTAAATCATCTGTAGTTCCATCTATATAAAGCATAGTAAAGTCTGAACTTGAATTACCAGCAGAAAAAAATGCTTGGTTTTGTGATGTAGTTAAATTTCCTCTTTTATACCAAAAGCTATAAGTAAAAGTTCTTCTATTACCTGCACTTCCTGGAGTTCTACGTAGGTATGGACCAGCACCATCATTCAGCCTTAAAGACTGAGTAGCAGCACCATTATAGAAACCTAAATCTGGATCTCCTGCACCATTTGCTTTTATTATACTCATAGGTCAGCCTTATGTTAATATACCTGATACTGAAACTAATATTGTGTTAGCACCACTATCTGCCGTACAAAAATAAGCTAAGTGATATGTGCCAGTTGTCGCTAATGTACTTAAAGCATCTGCATTAATGGCTACCATTGTATCAGCAGATACTGAATGACTACCACCATTAACAAATTTAATATTACCAGATTGCCCAGCTTTAGCATTAGTAAATGTAATCGCAGTAGTTCCAGTAGTAGTGCAACTAAAATCATTACCATCTGCTAGATTGAAGCTACCATCATTTTCTGCAACTAAAGCTCCACCATATGCCCTATCTGTAACTAATATATCATCTGATATGGTCACTAGTAAATTTTCATCTATTGATAATGCTGTATTAGTTCCTAATGTAGCATCTTTACCAATTACCAAATCATCAGTTGTATCATCTAGTCCTATATGGAAATCTTGAGCATTACCATCAAATACAATCTTTGCATCAGTTTCACCAGTTCTACCTATTTTAAATGTAGTTGCACCAGAAGCTGATGTTAATGTAAGACCAGAATCATGCACATGAGTTAAAGTTATTTCATTATTTGCACCAAAACCTATTACTGATGCATCACTATCTAATTTTAAATCATTGCTAACAAGCACTGCTGTTGAAGCATTTAAATCAATAGTTGCTTCACCATCTACTGTCAAAACACCATCTGAACTTTGATGTATAAAACTTGCAACATCACCAAAAGTGAGTTTGTTTGTGCTATTAAGTGTAAGTCC